ATGGGCATCCAGCATTTGACGCAGAAGGAGGTGGCGCGCCGCTGGTGCCTCAGCCCCCGCACGTTGGAGCGCTGGCGCTGGCTGGGCCAGGGGCCCGCCTTCCTGAAGCTGGGCGGCCGCGTGGCCTACCGCCTCGAGGATATTGAGGCCTTCGAGGCCGCCCAGACTCGCGACGCGACCAGTGCCTCGCAGCCGTCCCATGCCCGCATGCCGCTCGTGGTGGCCGCCTGATGAGCGCGCTGGTCCGCTACGAGCAGGCCCGCACCGCGCTGGCCGAATGCGCCCGCATCGATGAGGCTTCGGAGATCCGCGACAAGGCCGCGGCGCTCGCTGCCTATTCCCGCCAACGCGACGACCGCGAGCTCGAGGTCTGGGTGCGCGAGATCCACCTGCGCGCCTGCGTGCGCATCGGCGAGCTGAGCCGCGACCTCGATCAGGCCCAGACGGTCCGCCAGGCCGATGGCGCCACGGTTCGACTTCCCGCCGGTGGGAAGTCGAAGGCTGCGGCGCTGGCCGATGCCGGCATCTCGACCAGCACAGCCCAGCGCTACGAGGAACTCGCCGGCGGTCGCGAGGAGCAGGCCCAGGCCGTGGGGCGGGCTGCGATGGAGGCCTACTTCGCGCAGTCCCGCGCGGAAGGTGCGCCGCCGACCATGGCCGGGCTGCGCGGAGCCGTGCGCGATGCCGTGCAGGCCACCATCGGGCCGCCGCCGGCCCGCCCCAAGCGTCCGTCCCCGACGCCCGAGCAGCCCAAGGTCGCGCCCATCGGCGCCGACTGGGTCGATTGGACCGGTGCCGTGCAGGACCTCGCCCGGCTCGACTGTGACCTCACCGAACTCGCTGCCCGTTCCACCGCGCTGATGCCGACGCTGCTGCGCGAGGCGCGGCATGCCGCGGAACGGCTGAGCATCTGGATCAACCTCCTGGAGCCCACCAATGACCAAGCCCACTGAACGCGTTCGCGCGATCATTCGCGACGCCCGCCGTTCGATCGGTTCGCCGGACAATGCACCGGCGGTCGCGAACGCCATCCTTTCGCAGATGTGGACCGCGGTCACGACGGACCAGGACGTCCTGCGCCACCTGCTGGCCCGCGGCCTGAATGCAGAGATCAGGGCTTTCCTGTCCCGGCACTACGACGAGAAGGACGGCTCCGACGCCAAGCAACTCCGTGCCGCACAGCTGTCCATGTGGCCGGAGGCGGCGCGGACTTACGTCGAACAGGTGGGGCGTGAGCGGGTGTGGGTCCCGTCCCGCGACGAGTTCGTGGAACTGGTGCCCGATGCCCTCCAGCCCGGTGAGCTGCGCGAGGCCGGTGAGCATCTGCTGCAGCACGGCACGGACTGCATCCGCCGCGGACGCCTCCTGCTGCGCCTCGCTGATCTCTCCCAGTCGGAGGGGTGACGTCGGCCATGGGCAAATCCTCCCGCGACAAGGGCCTGCGCCGCGAGCGCGCCATCGTCGACATCCACACGAAGTGCGGCCTGCGCGCCGAGCGCGTGCCGCTCTCCGGTGCCGTCCGATACCGAGGCAACGGCGCCGACGTCGATCTCTACGTGCGTGGCGCCGATCCGGTGAAGGCCGAGGTCAAGGCACGCGGCGAGGGTGACGGCTTCAAGACGCTGGAGCGCTGGCTCGGCGGTAACGACGCGCTGTTCCTCTGGCGCGATCGCGCGACGCCGATGGTGGTGCTGCCGCTCCACGTCTGGATCGAGATCGCGCGCCGCAGCGTGCGCTGCACGGAGCCCGATGCCGACCGTGAGCGTGCCCACCGCGCGCGCCAGGCCGAGGAAGGCCCGCCGCCGCCGCCCGACGCGATCGCCGAGGTGACGCCATGAGCCCGCGCACGGTCCGTCGCGTGCACGCCATCGGCCAAGCGCTCCGCCATCTCGCCGGCGGCGCGCTGCTGGCCGGCGGCTTCATCGCGCTCCTCTGGCTCGCCGACTTGGCGACCATCCCATGAGCGCGCCCCCCATGCCGATGCCAGCGCCCGCCCGGCCGCCTGCATCGCCCATCCAGTCGGGCACCTCCTCGTTGAACGGGACCACCATGACCAACCGAACCACTCTGGCGCAGCTGCGCGAGATGGACGTCGCGCAGGCCGCCCGCCTGCCCGTCGATCATCTGGCGCTGCTGCTGGAAGAGGTCGGGGCGCTGAAGGCCGACGCCAAGCACCTCGCCGACCTGCTGCACGAGGCGCTGCACGCCCGGTACGGCGCCCCCGCCGCCGCGGCCCGTCGCGCCGAGGGCAAGGACACCGGCCGCGTCCGCATCGCGGATGATGCCTTCGAGGTCGTTGCCGATCTCCCGAAGAAGGCAGCGTGGGACCAGCCCAAGCTGGCCGCGGCGGTCGCCACCATCGTGGCGTGGGGCGAGGACCCCGCTGACTACGTCACCACCGAGATCCGCGTGCCCGAAAGCCGCTTCGCGGCCTGGCCGCCGCGCATCCGTGCGGTCTTCGAGCCGGCGCGCACCGTCGCCACCGGCCGCCCCTCCTACACCCTCGAACAGAAGGACGCCGCGTGATGGCGCACGAACTCCGCATTCAGGTCGTCATCCCGCTGCAGGGTGATGCCGTCGCCCGCGCGAAGGACGTCGCCGCCTTCGAGCCGACGCTCGACAGCTTCACCGAAGTCGTCGCGCGCGCCGGCGGCGACATCAAGGTCGACGTCATCAAGGCCAAGCCGCGCGCCGTGAAGGGGGAGGCGCACTGATGGCGATCTCCCTCGCATCCCTGCGGCGTGGTGGCGACGCGCGCCCGCCGCGGCTGCTCACCTATGGCGTGGCCGGCGTCGGCAAGACGCTCTTCGCGACCTCGGCGCCCCGGCCGGTGGTCGTCCAGACCGAGGACGGGCTCGGCACGATCAGCGCCGCCACCTTCGGCGTGCTGCGCAGCTTCGACGCGGTGATGGAGGCGCTTGGCAGCCTCTACACCGAGGCGCACGACTTCGAGACGCTGGTGGTGGACAGCCTCGACTGGCTGGAGCCGCTGGTCTGGCAGCACACGGCGCAGACCCACAACCAGCCGGACATCGAATCCTTTGGCTACGGCGAGGGATACCTGGCGGCGCTGGATACCTGGCGTGGCTTCCTGGATGGCGTGAATGCGCTGCGCGACGAGCGCGGCATGGGCGTGATCCTGATCGCCCACGCCGAGATCAAGCGCTTCGACAGCCCCGAGACCGAACCCTACGACCGGTACCAGCCGAAGCTGCATCGCAGCGCGTCCGCGCTGGTGCAGGAGCATGTCGATGCCGTGCTCTTCGCGAACTATCGCGTCAGCACGCTGAAGTCCGACGTCGGCTTCAACAAGAAGGTGGTCCGCGGCGTCAGCGGCGGTGATCGCCTACTGCACACCGCCGAACGGCCGGCCTTCCTCGCGAAGAACCGCTTCGGCCTGGCCGAGACGCTGCCGCTGTCCTGGCCCGAGCTCGCCGCCGGCATCCCCTTCTACGCGGCGCCGCCCAGCACCGCACCCGCCTCCACAACCGAAGCCCGGAGCTGAACCATGGCATCCCTCAATGGAACCTTTGACGCGACCGAGGTCGCCCCCGCCGTCCCGCTCGAGGTGCTGCCGCCCGGCAAATACCTCGCGCATCTGATCGAGAGCGAGATGCTGCCGACCAAGGCTGGCGACGGACAGTTGCTCAAGCTGGTGTTCGAGGTGCTGGAAGGCCCCTCCGCGCGCCGGAAGATCTTCGACCAGCTGAACCTGGTGAACCGCAACGAGCAGACGGTGGAGATCGCGCAGCGCACGCTGTCGGCCATCTGCCACGCGGTCGGCCAGGTGCATGTCAGCGACAGCGAGCAGCTGCACTTCAAGCCGCTGATCGTGACGCTGAAGGTCGAGCCGGCCGGCAACGATAAGTACGGCGTCTACCGCGAGGCGCGGAACAAGGTCGCTGGCTACTCCGCGGCCAATGCCGGCGCTGCGTCCGGCACCGCCCCGCGCCCTGCCACCCCGGGGCCCCGTCCGGCAGCCGCGGCACCTCCGCCGGCCACCCGCACCAGCGCCGCGGCCACCCCGCCTTGGCGCCGCAATGCCTGATCAGCAGCCGGCAGGCCGCCCGCCTGCCGACCTTCTTCCCTCGAACCAGGATCAGGTCATGGCTGCCCTTCCTCCGCCCGCATGTCCCACCGTCACCGCCATCTACGCGGCCTATGAGGCAGCGGCGGATAGCGGCTATCGCGCGCATCTCGGCGCCTCGCTGATCGGCACTGAATGCGAGCGCGCCATCTGGTATTCCTTTCGCTGGGCGACGCGCGCCCGGCATACCGGCCGTCTGCTGCGGCTGTTCGACACTGGTAGTCTGGCCGAGGCCCGCTTCGTCGCCGACCTGCGCCGCATCGGCGTCACCGTCCTGGACCTGGATCCCGTGACGGGGCGCCAATGGAATCTGCACGATGCCTCCGGCCACTTCGGCGGCAGCATGGACGCTGTGGCGATCGGTCTGCCCGAGGCGCCGACCACCTGGCACGTCTGCGAATTCAAGACCCACAGCGCCAAGTCCTTCGCCAAGCTGAAGGCCGATGGCGTCGCCGCCTCCAAGCCGCTGCACTGGGCGCAGATGCAGGCGTACATGCAGCTCGCCGGCCTCGATCGGGCCTTCTACCTGGCGGTCTGCAAGGACACGGACGAGCTCTTCCAGGAGCGCATCCGCCACGATGCCGAGGCCGGGCTGCGCATCCTGGCCAAGGCCGAGCGCATCATCGGCGCCGCCCGCCCGCCCGCCCGCATCAGTCAGGACCCGGCCTGGTGGCAGTGCCGCTTCTGCGACCACCATGCTGTCTGTCATGCCGGTGCGGCACCGGAGCGGCATTGCCGGTCCTGCCTGCATGCCTCACCCGTCCAGGGTGGCGAGTGGCACTGCGCCCGGCACACGGCCCCGCTGGGCCGGCGCGACCAGGAGGCTGGCTGCGCGGCGCATCTCTATCTGCCGGATTTCGTGGCCGCCGAGCAGATCGACGCGGGCGAGGACTGGGTCAGCTATCGGCTGCCGGACGGCACCGAATGGCGTGACGGCGTGCCCGCCGCGGCGCGGCCGGACATCGTCTCGCACCTGCCGTGCCGGATCTGTCGCGCCACGATCTATCGGGTCGGACCCGGCAAGGGGCCGCACATCGCCGAGCTGATCTGCACCGGCTGCGAGACGGGCGGGCGCTGGCTCAGCAAGGTCGACGCCGTGGCGATGGGAGTGGCGGCATGACCCTCTCCCTCCGCCCCTATCAGCGCGCCGCCATCGAGGCGCTCTACGACTATTTCTCGGCCAGCAGCGGCAATCCGCTGGTCGTCATGCCGACCGGCACGGGCAAGAGCCTCTGCATCGCGGGCTTCACGCGCGAGGCGATCGCCGCCTATGGCGACACGCGGGTGCTGATCCTCACCCACGTGAAGGAGCTCATCCAGCAGAACTTCATGGCCATGCTGCGCGCCTGGCCGGAGGCGCCGGCCGGCATCTACTCGGCGGGGCTGTCGCGCCGCGACATCCATGCGCAGATCCTGTTCGCCGGCATCCAGTCCATCCATCGCCACGCGCGGCAGGTGCAGCGCTGCGACCTGGTGCTGATCGACGAAGCGCACCTGCTCGGCCGCGGCGACAGCGGGATGTACCGCTCCTTCCTGGCCCAGCTCAACGAAATCAACGCCGGCCTGCTGAAGGTCGTCGGCTTCACGGCCACGCCGTATCGCCTGGACAGCGGCATGCTGCACGAAGGGAAGGATCGGCTCTTCACCGACATCGCCTTCGAGGTGCCGGTGCTGGACATGATCCAGCAGGGCTATCTCTGCCCGGTTGTCCCGAAGCGGACCGAGACGCAGCTCGACGTCGGTGGCGTCGGAACCCGCGGCGGCGAGTTCATTGCCAATGACCTCGAGGTGGCGGTGGACCGCGACGAGGTCACCCGCGCCGCCGTGGCGGAGATCGTCCAGCACGGCGAGGGCCGCGGCTCCTGGCTGGTGTTCTGCTCCGGCGTGGCCCACGCCCGGCACGTGCGCGACGCCATCCGCGAGCATGGCGTCTCCGCCGAGACGGTCACCGGCGACACGCCGGGGCCGGAGCGCGACGGCATCCTGGCGGCCTTCAAGGCGGGGCGGCTGCGGTGCGTCACCAACGCCAATGTGCTCACCACCGGCTTCGACGCGCCCGGTACCGATCTCATCGCGCTGCTGCGCCCCACGAAGAGCGTGGGCCTCTACGTCCAGATGGTGGGTCGCGGCACGCGCCTCGCCGAGGGCAAGGACGACTGCCTCGTGCTGGACTTCGCCGGCAACACGGCGCGGCACGGCCCGATCGACACGGTGGATGGCCGAAAGAAGGAACCAGCCGGGGATGGCGACGCGCCGATCAAGGTGTGCCCCGAGTGCCAGACCATCAACCACGCCAGCGTGCGGCATTGCATCGAGTGCGACCACGAGTTCCCGCCGCCGGTGGTGAAGGTGGCGCCGCAGGCGGCGTCAAATGCGCTGCTCTCGACGCAGATCCAGGCGGCGTGGTGCGACGTGACCGGCATCACCTACGCGCGCCACGAGAAGCCCGGCAAGCCGGCCTCTCTGCGCGTCACCTACGAATGCGGCCTCGCGCGGCACAGCGAATGGGTCTGCTTCGAGCACACCGGCTTTCCGCGCGACAAGGCGGTGGGCTGGTGGCGGCGGCGTGCCGGCAATCTGCCGCCCCCTGCGACCGTCGATGCGGCGCTGGAGCAGCTGGATCAGCTGCGGCGGCCCATCGCGATCCAGGTGCGGCCGGCGGGCCAGTACACCGAAATCGCCGCCGCGAGGTTCGTGTGAGATGCGCCGCATGTCGCCTCCGCACCGCCCGCGGCTTCGGCTGGTTCGATCCGCGGGTGCGAACCAGCGAACCGCTGCCGGCCTGCTCCATGCGCTGCATGAACGCGCTCTGCCGGAGGTGGGGCGTGGTTGATCCCGACGAGCACGAGATTGCCGCCATCGCGGCGGCCAGCCCCATGGCGGGCGAGTACCTGGAGAGCATCGGCAAGACCGACCTCGCGGTGCTGACCGAGGCTGAGTGGCTGACGCTGCTGGAGGTCATCATCACCGCCTACCAGGACGAGCTCGCGCGCCTGCTGGATCAGGGTCGCCATCCGGCGCCGCCGCTCGCGGTGGGTGGTCGGCCATGACCCAGCCCTCCTTCATGGCCGATTACGGCGAGCGCCTGGTCGACAATGGCTATTCCGTCATCCCCATCATGCCGGGCACCAAGGTGCCGGGGCGCTTCACGGGCGGGGAGTGGTCGCCCTATCCCGATTGGGCGCGGCATTGCGACCGGCCGACGAAGCCCTTCGAGGTGGACATCTGGCGTCGCTGGCCCGGCTGCGGCGTCGGCATCGCCACTGGCGCCGTGGTGGGCATCGACATCGACATCCTGGATGGCGCTCTGGCCATCCAGATCGCCGAACTCGCCGCCTCCATGCTGGGCGACACGCCCTGCCTGCGCATCGGCCGTGCCCCGAAGCGGCTGCTGATCTATCGCGCCGCGACACCCTTCTCCGGCCGGAAGCGCCACCCTCTCGAGCTGCTGGCGCGCGGTCAGCAATTCGTCGCCTATGCAGTCCACCCGGACACCGGCCGCCCCTATGAATGGCCGGAGGACAGCCTGGTGGAGCTGCCGCTGTCCCGGCTTCCGGTCGTGGACGAGGCCGGCTGCACAGCCTTCCTGGACGCCGCCTGGCAGCTCGTCCCCGACGAGGTTCGGGTCAACTCGATCCTGGCGGACGCGCCCACGAGCACCTGGCGCGGCCCCAGCGACCCGAAGGGCACCCGAGACGCCATCGCCGCGGCGCTGGCCTGGCTGCCGAATGACGACCTGCCGGGCAACGAGTGGATCACCGTCGGTGCTGCCATCAAGGCCGCGATCGGCGAGGAGGGGCGCGACCTCTGGCTCAACTGGTCACGGCGCTCCGGGAAATCGGGCCAGTCCGGCCGCTCCGACACCCCCGAGCGGCGCTGGGCCTCGCTGCGGCCGCACAGCGTCGGCGCAGGGAAAATCTACTGGTTGGCCGAGCAGCGCGGCTGGGTACCGGATCCCGCGCTGACGCTGAACGGAACTGCCGCCGAGCAGGCGGCACAGCCGCATCCCGCGGCGGGCCTGCTGGCGAAGGTCGCGGTCGCGCCGCTGCCGATCGCGCCGCCGCCGAAGCCGTATCGCGTGCCGCCCGAGCTGCTGCAGGTCGATGGCACGCTGCGCATGTTCGTGGACTATGCCACGGCCAGCGCCGTCAGCCCGCAGCCGTTTCTCTCGCTCGGTGCCGCCATCTGCCTGGTCGGCGCCATCGCCGGTCGCCGGTATCGCACGCCCACCGATCTGCGCAGCAACGTCTACGCCATCGGCATCGCCGACAGTGGCGGCGGCAAGGACCATGCCCGGCGTTGCGCCAAGCGGGCGATCTATGCGGCAGGCCTGGACCGCTACCTCGGTGGTGAGGATCTCGCCTCCTCGGCGGGCCTGCTCACGTCGCTGCAGCGCCATCCGGCCCGCCTGTTCCAGGTGGACGAATTCGGCCAATTCCTGAAGCTCGTCCTGAATGCGCGCGCGCCGGCCCATAAGGCGGCCATCTGGTCGGAACTCACCAAGCTCTACACCTCGGCGGCCGAGCCCTACATCGGCGCCGAATACGCCGACCAGAAGGCGCGGCCGCGCGTCACCATCGAGCAGCCCTGCGCCTGCATCTGGGGCGTCACCGTCCCGGGCCCGCTGTGGACGGCGCTCGAAGGTGGCGCGCTGGCGGACGGCTCCATCGCGCGCTTCCTGGTCTTCCTGACCGACGACGACTACCCGGAGCGCAATGAGACTCCGGCGCCGATGGATCCGCCGCCGGCGCTGGTGTCGGCGCTGCAGGGGATCGCCCGCGGCGTGCCCGGCCACAGCCATGGCGGGAACATTGCCGATGCAATGGAATCCTCGGCGCCGATCCACGCCTATACCGTGCCGCTGACCGCGGACGCCGAGGCGGCCATGGCTCGCGTGCGGCGCGAAGCCACCGATCTCCTGCGGTCGCACCGTGGCACCTACGCCACCGCCCTGTTCGGTCGATACGCCGAGAACGCGGCGAAGCTGGCGATGATCGCCGCGGTCAGTCGTGATCCCGCCCGGCCCATCACCGAGGCCCGCGACGTAACCTGGGCCTCGGCGCTGGTCGAGCACTGCATCGGCACGTTGCTGCGCGAAGCAGAGCGTCTCGTCGCCGACACGCCCGCGCATTCCCGCATCAAGAAGGTCCTGGAGGTGATCCGCAAGGCCGGCCGGATCAGCCGCAGCGCCTTCGTCCGGAAGACGCAGTTCCTCTCGAAGGCCGAGCGGGAGGACGCCATCGCCACGCTGCTCGACAGCAAGCAGATCGCGATCGAGGTCACGCAGAACGCGTCGGGCCCCGGCACCAGCTGGATCATCGCCACCGAACCGCAGGAGGGCTTGAAGAGTGATGCTGCATGACGCGCGCAAACCCGCAGAAAACGGGACTCTTCAACAATTCAACTTTTCACGCGGGCGTATGCAGACGCCCGGGCGGGAGTGCGGGGGAGAGAGACCCTTTGAAGAGTTTGAAGAATTGAATAGTTATATTGATCAGATAGTTAGACCTCTCCCACCCCCTCGACTCTTCACCACTCTTCAAGGGCTCGGTCGGGGGAGGCAGGCATGAGCATGCCTGGCGCGCCCTCGCCGCCCCGCTCGTCCCTCGACCGCGGAAGCCGCACCGCAACCACCGCGCCTGAGATGGAAATGCTGCGCCGCCGCGTCTGGCTGCAGCAGGGCGTCGTCTCGCTGCACCTCGAGGACATCACCGATCCCTGGCTGCGCCAGGCAATCCAGAACGAAGCCGTGCGCCGTTGGGGCCCGCGGCAGCAGGAGAAGACTCATGGCCGGTAAGCGGAAGGCGAAGACCACGAAGCAGAAGGAATCGATGGGCCCCTCGAAGTGGCGGCTTCAGCATGGCGGCTTCGGCGAGCCGATCCGAGACGCGGATCCCGAGACAGGCAGTCCCGTGCAGCATCGGCGTGCCGTGGACACGCTGGGCATGATGCTGGCGAACGGCACCATCACCCAGCAGATGCACGACGCGGGAGGCTACTTCCGCGCCCTGTTCCGCAGCGCCGCCCTGGATGGCATGTCGAAGTCGGTGCTGGTCCGCCTGCCAGGCCAGACGGCCGATACGCTGTCCGACCACCACATGGATGCTCGCCGCAAGATCGGGGCGGCCCTGGATGCCCTCGGCGGCCATGACAGCGCCGCTGGCTCCTGCGCGTGGCACGTCGTGGGCCTGGAGATGTCCGTCCGCGAATGGGCAATGCGCCAGGGATGGGGCGGACGCCCCGTCGCGCCGCCGCAGGCGCAGGGGATGCTGGTCGCGACACTAAGCGTGCTGGCTGGGCACTTTGGGCTCGTGCCGCGGACAAGGGCGGCGTGATGATCGGCGTGTCGATCGAAGAAAAATCGCACGAGCGAAGTCATGCGTAGCGCAGCGAAAGATTGTCGCGTTGCGCACCGAAATCCACACGGCGTATCATCTGGACACCTGGAAAGGGTGCGACCGCAGCGCGGCTCAAGAGCCGCAGCGTCGCTCAGACGAGACAGTGGCTCTCGAGCCGATGGTTCCTTCCCGGCCTCGCTGTATGCGGGGGGCGGAAGCGCGCAACATCGCTAGCGCTAGGCCGAAAATATGGGTTGCGGTTTGCAGCCTTCGCCCGCCGCTTCAAACCGTTAGCTGCAAACCGACGCCGGGCCGCAGCCCTGCAAACCTCCTGCAAACCGGATGGCCCGATGACGCTCCCCTGGATGGCGGCGAAGATTGTGCTGCGTCCGGTGGCGGAGCTGCGCCCGCACGTCGGCAACGCGCGTGTCCACAGCGGCGAGCAACTGGAGCAAATCAAGGCCAGCATGCTGGCCTTCGGCTTCACCAATCCGCTGCTGGTGGATGAGGACGGCGTGCTGATCGCCGGCCATGGTCGGCTCGAGGCCGCGACGGCGCTCGGCATGGCCAAGGTGCCGGCGATCGTTCTGCGGCACCTGTCCGCGGCACAGAAAGAGGCGCTGCGGCTCGCCGATAATCGCATCGCGGAGAACGCGACCTGGGACCAGGCGCTGCTGCGCGATGCGCTGGCTGCGGTGCAGGCGGCGCAGGACATCGATCTCGGCGCGCTCGGCTTCTCGGCGGATGAGCTCGCGGACATCCTCGCGGCGGCTGGAGATGCCGTGTCCGACGGCGACGCGCCCGAGGCTCTGTCCGCGGATCCCGCAGAGGGGGGCGGTGCGGCAGGCGCGGCGGATGCGGAGGGGGCGGCGGACGACCCCGCCGACGCCGATCCGGAGCCGCCGCGCCAGGCCGTCACCCGTCCCGGCGATCTCTGGCTGCTGGGCGATCATCGCTTGCTCTGCGGCGACAGCACCGACGCCGCCAGCGTAGCGCACGTGATGGGCGGCGACCGTGCTGCGCTGCTCTTCACGTCGCCGCCCTATGGGAACCAGCGGGACTACACCACCGGTGGCGTCACGGATTGGGATGCGCTGATGCAGGGTGTGTTCCAGCATCTCGACGCGGCCATGCGGCCCGATGGCCAGGTGCTGGTGAATCTCGGGCTGATCCATCGCGACAATGAATGGCAGCCCTATTGGGCCGGCTGGCTCGACTGGATGCGCGCCCGTGGCTGGCGCCGGTTTGGGCTCTACACCTGGGACCAGGGGCCGGGCCTGCCGGGGGACTGGAACGGGCGGCTGTCGCCCGCCTTCGAGCTCCTGTTCCACTTCAATCGCGAGGCCCGCCGCCCGAACAAGATCATCCCCTGCCGCTGGGCGGGGCACGTCAACTCCGAGAAGGGTGGCCTCCGCGCCAAGGACGGCACCGTCGGCGAATGGCAGCACGCCGGCCAAGGCGTCCAGGAAACCCGGATCCCGGACAACGTGCTGCGCATCACGCGGCACAAGGCCCGCGGGATCGAGACGGAGCATCCTGCGGTGTTCCCTGTCGCGCTGCCGGGCTTCCTGATGCGGGCCTATGCCGACGAGGGCGACGTGGTGTTCGAGCCCTTCGCTGGCGCTGGCACCACCATCATCGCCGGCCAGCGCACCGGCCGCCGCGTGCGGGCGATCGAGCTGGCGCCGGCCTATGTCGACCTGGCGGTCGCGCGGTGGCGGATGCTGCATCCCGATCTGCCAGTGACGCTGGCCGATGACGGTCGCGACTACGCCACCGTGGCCGCGGCGAGGCAGGAGGTCACCGCCGATGCAGCCTGACCTCGTCGTCTCCGCACTGCCGGTCGCGTCCCTCGTGCCCTACGCCGAAAACGCGCGGACCCACTCTCCGCCCCAGGTGGCGCAGATCGCGGCCTCTATCGCTGAGTTTGGCTTCGTGAACCCGGTGCTTGTCGACGCCGAGGGTGTGCTCATCGCTGGCCACGGCCGCGTCATGGCCGCGAAGCAGCTGGGACTCGCCTCGGTGCCGGTGCTGCGGCTCGGCCACCTCTCTCCTGCGCAGGCGCGTGCCCTGCGGCTCGCGGACAACCAGATCGCGCTGAACTCTGGCTGGGACGAGGCGCTGCTTGCCGCCGAGATCGCGCGCATCCGCGACGAGGCGGTGGTCGACCTGGACGTGCTCGGTTTCTCCGGCATGGAGCTCGACCGGTTGCTGGCCGCGGCCGATGCCGGTCTCGGCGACGATGCCGACGAGGCGCCGCCGCCGCCGGTGATGCCAGTGACGCGCGCCGGCGACCTCTGGCGCTGCGGCGAGCATCGGTTGCTGTGTGGCGATGCCACCCGGATCGAGGACGTGCAGCGCGCGCTCGGCGCTGGCCACCTCGCCGACATGGGTTTCGTCGATCCGCCCTACAACGTGGCCTATGAGGGCGGCACAGCGGCCAAGATGACCATCGCCAACGACGCGCTCGGCGGTGGCTTTCCCGAGTTCCTCCGTCCCGCGCTGTCCAACATGCTCTCGGTCACCAAAGGCGCCTGCTACGTCTGCATGTCCTCCTCCGAATGGCCGACGCTGCACCGCGTCTGGCAGGAGGCAGGCGGCAAATGGTCCAGCACCATCATCTGGGCGAAGAACACCTTCGCGCTTGGCCGTGCCGACTACCACCAGCAGTTCGAAGCCATGCTCTACGGCTGGAAGGCCGGAGCGCAGCACTACTGGTGCGGCGCGCGCGACCAGGGGAATGTCTGGCACTTCGACAAGCCGGCGCGGAATGACCTGCATCCGACCATGAAGCCGGTGGGATTGGTCGAGCGCGCCATCCGCAACAGCAGCAAGCCGCGCGACACGGTGCTCGATTGCTTCGGCGGATCGGGCACCACGATGATCGCGGCGGAGCGCACCGGGCGGCGTGCCGTGCTGCTGGAGATCGATCCCGCCTATGCCGATGTGATCGTGCGTCGCTGGCAGGAGACGACTGGCGAAGCGGCCCTGCTGGAAGGCGATGATCGCATCTTTGCCGATGTCGCTGCGGCACGCGGCACCAGCGATCATGATGTGATCCAGACCGGCGAAACATAGCAATTCCGCGCCGCTGCATCTTGCTTGGCTCGTGCGCGGCACAGCGCGAATGGTCCGTCACACGCAGGAAACGCCCTGCACCACGACGGAGAGCACCATGACCGACCGCGAAGCCCGCGCCACCCGCAACCAGGAACGCAGCCTGGCCGCCTTCCTCGCGAAGAAGGCCGAATTCGATGCCCTCCTCACGGAACTCACCCAGGCCAGCGCGGACCATTTCGGCGCGGATCCCGAGACGGTGTTGTGGGGCGAAGCGGCCTGGCTTTCGGATGCCACCGCGAAGCTGAAGGACATCGCGGACCAGCATTTCCGCCGCGGCGAATACGCCCTCTGACGCGGGCCACTCCCGCACCGCCCCGACCGGCCACGCCGGCGGGGCTCCCGGCAGTAGGGGCCGATGACCGGCGCCCGGAACCGGAGACCACCACGATGACCAAGCTTTCCGACACCCAGCGCGTGATCCTCAGCGCCGCTGCGCAGCACGAGATGGGCCTCGCCCGCGCGCCGAAGACCCTGCCGGCCGCGGCCCGCAACGCGGTGTTCCGCAGCCTGATCAAGAACAACCTGCTGACCGAGATCAACGCCCCGCGGGACTTCGTCGGGCTGGGCTGGCGCCAGGACGAGGACGGCACCTGGATCGTGGCGCGCATCACCGACGAGGGGCTGCGCGCCATCGGCATCGACCCGAACGAGGGCGACGCGGTGGCTGGCGAGCCCGACTGCTCGGGCATCGAGGGCAGCGTGCCCGACACGGCGCGCACGGTAGCGCCGGCCGCGGAGCCCGCCGCACAGGATGCCACAGTCGCCGAAGCCGCCCAGCCCGCGCCCCTGACGGAGGAGATCGCCATGCTCGACCAGGCCCTGGCGGTGCGCAGCGCCAAGCCGCGCACCAGCCTGCGCGACGCTGCCGCGACGGTCCTCGCCGCCTGGGACGACGAAGCCAACCGCGAGAGCGACATGATCGGCGCCCTGGACGCGTCGATGGAAGCCCTGCGCAACCTGCTCGCTGGCAAGCCGGCCCGCGCCCCGCGCGAGGCCGGAGCGCAGCGCAAGCCGCGCGAGGGCACCAAGCAGGAGCAGGTCCTGGCCATGCTGCGCCGGCCCGAGGGCGCGACGGTCGCGCAGATCGCCGAGGCCACGGGCTGGGCGCAGCACACGGTCCGCGGCTTCTTCGCGGGGCAGAAGAAGAAGGGCCACGCGGTCGAGGTGCGCGAGCGCATCCGCCAGGTTGGCCCGAACAAGACGGGCGCGAAGGGCTCCTTCACCATCTACGCCCTGGCGGAGTGAAGCATCTCAGCCACTGCATCGAACATCATCGGAAGCGCCGGGGATCATCCAGATTCCCGGCGCCTTATCGAGTTGGCTGCGCTCCGACACAGCGCGAATCGTCCGTCACGCGCAGGGCATCCCGCCCCGCCAGACGGAGACGACGATGAGCACCACCATCCTCCCGCACGAGACTGCCGAAGGCCCGCAGGACCGCGCCGCCTGGCAGCAGCTTCTCGCCACCGCGCCGCGCAGCACCGACAGCGTGGGACGCGCCACCATTCAGGTCTGCACCGCCAGCGACGGGCGCGGGATCTTCGCCACGGTGGACTACGCCACCTGGCAGACCGAGAAGGAGGAGGGCTGATGCCCTCCGAACGCCGCTGGATCATCCTGGCGCAGGACGGCCGGCACGTGACGATGGGCCGCGCCGCGCCGCCCAGCGAGGCGGAGGTCGAAACCGCCGCCGCGGCGCTCGCCGCGCAGGGGCTGGCGGGATGGCTCGCCACGCTGGAGGGGAACTACTGGTCGCGCCGCCGCGTGGCCATCGCGCCGGTGCAGATGCTCGGCGACGGCGCCAGCCTGGATTGGCCCGCTGCCATCACCGCCTTTGAAGCCGCCCGCCAGCGCGCCCTTCGTCCCCTCTGAGAAGGCCGGCATCGCCATCACGCGCGGCGGCTTGCGGGCCCCCATCGCGGCTCCGCGATGGGAGGCAGAGTCGCCGTCATGCCGGAACTGACCGCCTCCACGCGCGAGGCTGCGCGCCGCCTCGGTGTCAGCGACACCGCCATCCACAAGGCCGAGCGCGCAGGCCGCATCGCCCGCGAGCCGGACGGCCAATGGGATATCGACAAGACCCGCCGCCGCCTGACCGAGACCGCCGACCCCGCCCGCTCACCCCTGGCGAATGGCGCCGGCGCCGAGGGCACGCCCTTCGCCCGGCTCAAGGTCGCGCAGCTCGCCCTGAAGGTGGAGGCGCAGCGGCTTTCGCTGGACGAGACCAAGCGCCGGCTGGTCGATGTCACCGAGGCCAACGCCGCGCTCGACGAGATCGGCAGCACCATGCGTGACGCGCTGCTGAACTGGCCGGCCCGCGTTTCCGGCCTGATCGCCACCGAGATCAGCGTCGATCCGCATCTGCTGCAGACCATCCTGCAGAGCCACATCAACGACCTGCTGACGGAGGCGGCCGATCGCTTCGATCCAGCAGGCCTCGGAGGGGATCGGTCTCCGCAGCCGTGACCATGTGCGCCGGCGTGTCGGCGCGATGCTCCGCCCGCCGCCGCAGCTCACCGTCTCGGAATGGGCCGAGCGCCACCGCATGCTCGGCAGCCGCGCATCGGCCGAGCCCGGCCTCTGGCGCACCAGCCGCACGCCGTATCTGAAGGACGTCATGGACGCGCTCTCGGCGGTGCATCCCGCCCGGCGCGTCGTGTTCATGAAGGGCGCGCAGGTCGGGGCCACGGAGAGCGGCAACAATTGGCTCGGCTACATCATGCACCACGTGCCGGCGCCCGCGCTGGCGGTGCAGCCGACGGTGGAACTGGCCAAACGCTTCTCGCGCCAGCGCATCGACCCGCTGCTGGAGGAGACGCCGGCGCTGCGGGAGCGGGTGGCGCCGGCCCGGGCCCGCGACAGCGGCAACACCATGCTGTCGAAGGAATTCCCGGGCGGCATTCTGGTGCTGACCGGGGCCAACAGCGCGGTCGGGCTGCGCTCCATGACGGCGCGGTTCCTGTTTCTCGACGAGGTGGATGCCTATCCGGGCGATGTCGCCGGCGAGGGTGACCCCATCGCGCTGGCCGAGGCCCGGGCGCGGACCTTCGGGTGGCGCCGCAAGGCCTTCCTGGTCAGTACGCCCACCATCGCCGGCCGCAGCCGGATCGAGCGGGAGTACCTGACCAGCGACCAGCGGCGGTTCTTCGTGCCATGCACGGCCTGCGGGGAGATGCAGTGGCTGCGCTTTGAGCGGCTGCTCTGGGAGAAGGGGGCGCCGGAGACGGCGCGGTATCACTGCACTGCCTGCGACCATCCCATGCAGGAGCACGACAAGACCGCCATGCTCGGCGGCGGGGAATGGCGCGCGACGGCGGAAGGCCAGGATCCCCACACCATCGGCTTTCACATCTCGGCGCTGTACTCGCCCGTGGGCTGGCTCTCCTGGGAACAGATCGCCCGGGATTGGGAGGCCGCCCAGGGCAAGCCCGAGGACATCAAGACCTTCAAGAACACCGTCCTGGGCGAAACCTGGCAGGAGCAGGGCGAGGCGCCGGATTGGGAGCGCCTGGTCGAGCGCCGCGAGGACTTTCCGATGGGCGTGGTCCCGCCCGATGCGCTGGTCCTCACCGCCGGCGCGGACGTGCAGGACGACCGCCTGGAATGCGACGTCTGGGGCTGGGCGGAGGGCTTCTCCTCCTGGCTCGTCGATCACGTGGTGATCCCCGGCAGCCCGCGGAACCGCGAGCCCTGGGACGACCTCGCCCGGGTACTGGCGCGCGACTGGCCCCGCCACGGTGGCGGTGCAATGCGCATTGCCCGGCTCTGCGTCGACACCGGCGGCCGCGACACCGCGGCCGTCTATGGCCACCTGCGTCGCCTGCGGGATCCCCGCATCGCGCCGACCAAGGGGATCGACGGCTGGAACCGGGCGCAGCCCGTCCAGGGCCCGACGCCGGTGGACGCCATGGTCAACGGCCAGAAGCTCCGCCGCGGCCTCAAGCTGTGGACGGTGTCTGTCTCCACCTGGAAGGCGGACCTGTATCGCCGGCTCTGGCTAGGCCGCGGCGACGCGGAGGAGCTGCCGCCCGGCTGGGTGCATCTGCCGCGCGCGATCGACGTCGAATGGGTGAAGCAGCTGGTCGCCGAGCAGCTGCGCACCACGAAGGATCGCCGCGGCTTCGCCCGGCAGGAATGGGCGAAGCTGCGGGAACGGAACGAGGCGCTGGACTGCGCCGTGCTCGCCCGTGCGGCGCTCTGGCTGCTCGGCGCGGATCGGTATGGCGATCGGTTCTGGCAGCAACTGCGGGACCAGATCGCCGATGCCCCGCTCCGGGCGAGCGAAATTCCCGCCGCCGGGAATGTCGCTCTTCAGTCGCCACCACCTGCGCCAGCCGCATCCGACACCCAGCGCCCGCGGGGCTGGCTGGCGCCGCGCAGTGGCTGGCTTCGTTGAAAGGAGGACGTTCATGGATCCGACCGTCCTCGCCTGGGCGCTGGCACAGCCCGCGGGCACCCGCGCCGCCGTGCTGGCCGCCGCCTTCACCGGCGGCACCACACGCGTGACCTTCGACGGCCGTACGGTGGAGTACCGCTCACTGGATGAGCTCGGCCGGGCGCTGTCGGTGCTGCACGCCGCGGAGAACAGCGCCGTCCGCCGGCCCAACGTGACCTTCGCCAGCTTCTCGCGCGAGGGCAGCAGGTGATGGGGCGCCTTCGTGACGCCTGGCACGCGCTGCGCGGCTATGCCGCGGCGCAGGACAGCCGCGCCTCGAGCTGGGGGGCATCGGGCGGCAGCGCCACGGCCGAGGTCGGCGCCGCCGCGCCCACCGTCGCACGCCGCGCCCGCGATGCCGTCCGCAACGACCCGTATGCCGCCCGCATCGTCGATCTCTGGACCGGCAACGCGGTGGGTGCCGGCATCACCACCCGCTGGCCCGACAAACCGCACGCCGAGGCCTGGCGCCGCTGGTCCGACAGCACTGCCTGCGATGCCGAGGGCCGCCTCGATCTCTATGGCCTGCAGGCGCTGGTCATGCGCGCCGTGGTCGAGAGTGGCGAATGCTTCGTCCGCATGCTGCCGGCCGAGATCACGCCCGCCAACCCGATCGGCCTGCGCCTGCAGGTGCTGGAAAGCGACCACCTCGACGCGGCCCGCCAGGGCGTCATCGAGGGAGTCCCCACGCTGCAGGGCATTGGCCTCGGCGAGGCTGGTGAGCCGGTCGGCTATTGGCTGCACCGCGTGCATCCGGGCGCGTCCTGGGTGCTACCAGGGGGTGCCACCTGGCTGAGCAGCCAGCGCGTCCCGGCCCGCGACGTGCTGCACATCTACCGCAAGCGCCGTCCCGGCCAGCTGCGCGACGTGTCCTGGCTCGCACCCGTGCTGACCCGGCTGCGCGACCTCGGCGACTACGAGGCGGCCCTGCTGATGAAGGCCAAGATCGAGGCATGCCTCGCGGCCGTAGTGTCGGAGGATGGTGGCGAGACCATGACCGGCCCGGCCTCGGGCCTCCTCCGCGACGCCCAGGGCCGGACGGTGGAGAGCTTCGAACCCGGCATGATCCTCTATCGCCGCGGCATGGGATCCGTGGAGGTGGTGAATCCCTCCGGTGGTGGCTCGCACGCGGCCTTCGCGCGTCGCGCGCTCGAAGCCTCCGCGGTCGGGACCGGCCTGACCTACGACCAGGTGGCCGGTGATCTCACCCAGGCGAACTACTCCAGCCTTCGCGCCGGCAAAATCGAGTTCCGCCGCCTCTGCGAGCAGGTCCAGTACGGCATGCTGATCCCGATGCTGGTGCGGCCGATTGCGGATCGCTTCCACGCCCAGGGCGCGCTGCTCGGGCTGTGGGGCGCCGAGGTGCCAGACGGCCTGTCCCACGTCCCGCCCGCGCACGAGATGATCGACCCGCTGAAGGACACCACCGCGCTGATCGCGCAGGTCCGCGCCGGCTTCGTGCCGCAGCCCGAGGCCGTCGGCGCCTTCGGCTATGACTTCCGCCAAGTGGTGGAGATGATCCGCGAGGCCAACGCCCTGCTCGACGAGGCGGGCCTCTCCCTCGACAGCGATCCACGCCGCGTCGCGAAGTCCGGCGCCGCCCAGGACGCAGCCCAGCTCGCCGCCATCGAGATCGCCGCCACCGGTGCCGCATCACCGCGCGCGGATACAGGCGCTGCCCCAGGAGCACAGACATGATCGCAGGCGCCTACGACTGGACCGACGACATGCTCAAGATCAAGAGCATGCAGAAGAAGTTCCGCGACAGCTTCAACGGCACCGAGATCAACCCGGCGCGGTGGGAGGTAGCGGCCACCGGCGGCGGCATCACCCACACCGTCGCGGACGGCGCGGTGACCATCTCCACCGGCACGACCCTCGACGACGAGCTGACGCTCACCAGCCGCACCACCTTCACCATCCCGCTGCGGGTCATGGCGGCGGTGAATATGAGCCAGCGCATCGTCGGCCAATCCGTCTGGCTCGAGCTGGTCAGTATCGATCCCATCACGGCGCAGCCGGACGGGCGCAGCGCCGCCGCGTGGCGGCTGGACGGGGCGAGCGCGACGCTGGCGAACTACGAAGTCCAGAGCGAGGGCGCACCGCGTCTCGGCAGCACGTCCGGCAGCACCATCCCGACCACCGCGCCCGCGGGCTGGTCGGTGCTGGAGCTCGAGCCGACGAACGACGAATGCTACTTCCATGGCCGGCTGCTCGACACCACGGCAGCGCGCTCGAACTCCTATGTCCGCCACCAGCAGATTCCGGAGCCGAATGCGCTGTATCGCTTTCGTATCCGCGTGCGGAACCGGCAGTTCACCAGTGGCGTCTCGGCGGTGGCGAACAACGGCGGTGGCGCGGTGCGCATCACGCGGGCCGCGCATGGCTTTGCCACGAATGACGTGGTCACGGTCGCCGACGTCTCGGGCGTGCCGGGGGCGAATGGGACCTTCACGATCACGGTCATCGACGCGAACAGCTTTGATCTGGTCGGCTCGACCTTCACCGGCGCCTATCTGAACACCGGCTGGGCCTCGGTCTCGCGCAATCTCGCTCCCGCCTCGAACACCGACATCAAGGTCCAGTTCGTCACCATCGCGGACTATGCCGAGCTGACGACGGAGATCACCGCCGGCCGCGGCCAGTCGGTCGCGGGCCAGGGCTTGGGCGTGAATGTGCTCAGCACCATCCCCCCGACCGTCACGCCGGTGGGTGGCCAGGCGCGCAACACCAGTGGCGCGGTACCGGTGCTGGCCGCCACCGGCTATGCGGCCAACCCGGTCGCCGTCACCACGGCACGCGGCGTGGATCTGCTGGCGACGCTGATCGGCGCGCTGGTGACCAAGCCCTACGCGATCCCTGAGGCGGACTGGCAATACGCTGCCGCCGCGGGCGGGATCATCAACACCACCGACGTGGTACTCCGGGCCGCGGCGGCGGCCGGCATCCGGAACTACGTGACCTCGATCGACATCCGCAATGCGCACGCGACGGTGGCGACGGAGGTGGTGATCAAGGACGGCGCTACCGTGATCTGGCGGCAGTTGCTTCCGGCCGCGATGGCCGCGCCCGTGGAGATCACCTTTCCCACGCCGCTGCGCGGCACCGCGGCCACGGCGATGAACGTCGCCTGCATCACCACCGGCGCGCAGGTCTACGTCAACGCGCAGGGCTTCGCCGCGCCGTAACGGCGCCGCGCCAGGAGCACATCCATGACCGAACCGATGGAACCGGAGGGGCCCAGCCCCGCGCCGGATCGAATGCCCGACGCTGGGCAGTCGATCACCGCCTGCCGCGCGCTCGCCGCGCCCGTCACCGTCAATCGGGCGGCCCGCACCGTCGAGGTGGTGTGGTCCACCGGCGCGCGGGCCCGCAACTTCGTGCCGCCCTATGGACCGATCATCGAAGAGCTCGACATGGCGCCCTCCGCGGTGCGCATGGACGCGCTCCGCTCAGGCCGTGCGCCGGTGCTGGACACCCACCGGCGTGCTGGCACGCGTGACGTGCTGGGCCGCGTCACCACCGCCCGCCTCGAGGCCGGCCGCGGCTACGCCACCCTCCAATTCAGCGGTGCCGATGACGTCGAGCCGGTCTGGCAGCGCGTGGCTGACGGCACGCTGCAGTCCGTGAGCGTCGGCTACCGCGTGCATCGCTACGAGCCGCGGCCCGATGCTGCCACCGGCCAGACAATCCACCGCGCCGTGGATTGGGAGCCCTACGAGATCTCGATCGTGCCGGTCCCCGTGGACGCGGCCGCCGTCGTCCGTGGCGAGGGGGACCAGGGCATCCCCGCCACCGCCATCGAACCCGCCCTGACCATCCCCGAGGAACCACCCATGCCCGAGACGACGCCGGCTTCGCCGGATCCCGCGCCGGCGCCGCCCGCGCCGTCCATCGCCCCGCCCCAGGAGACCATCGTGACCACTGCACCCACCGCCCCGCCCACCGCCCCGCCCGAGCCCACGCGCGCCGCGCCGCCCGCGCCCGACCTCGATGCCATCCGCGCCGAGGCCGAGCGCGCCGCCGTCGAGCGCATCGCCGGCTATGAGCCGGTGCTGGCCGCCGCCCGCGGCCTGGTCACCGCCGACATGCTCGACACCATGCGCGAGGCCGCCATCCGCGACCGCGTCTCGCCGGAGGTGCTGCGCGGTCGGCTGTGGGAAGCCTTCACCAGCGGTGCCGCGCGTCCCTCCCTGCCGGCGCGGCCGGACACCGGCCCCTCCAACGAGGACCCGTCGCAGCTCCTCGACGCCATGGCCGAGGCACTTGCCGCCCGCACCATGCCCGGCTACCAGGCGCCGGCCACCGGCCGCCACACTGAGTTCCTGGGCTGGCGCCCCTCCGACATGATTGGCGAGCTGCTCCGCGCCCGTGGCGAGCGGAACGTCCCGCGCAACCCGACCATCCTGGCCGAGCGCGCCTTCCACACCACCTCCGACTTCCCGGCGCTGCTCTCGGCCGCCGCCAACAAGATGCTGCTGGCCGCCTACGCGCCGGCGGCGCCCACCTACCGGACGCTGTTCCTCCGACGGGATTTTCGGGACTTCAAGCCGCACCGCCACCTGCGCGTCGGCGACTTCCCGACGCTGCTGCCGCTGTCGGAGAATGGCGAGGTCCAGGCCGGCACCATGTCGGAAAGCCAGGAGCTGGTCTTCCTGCAGACCTTCGCGCGCCGCATCCGCGTCACGCGGCAGATGCTGGTCAACGACGATCTCGGCGCCTTCACCGACTTCGCCAGCATGATCGGCCGGCGTGTCGCGGACTTCGAGAACGCCACCGCCTATGCCCTGGTGAACAGCGCCGCCGGCGACGGCCCGACGCTCATCACCGGTGCCGCGGCGGTGTTCGGCACGGCAGCGGCGCGGGCCAACAAGGCGGGCGCCGGCACAGCGCTCGACCTGCCGAACCTGGCGCTCGGCCGTGCCGCGGTGATGCGCCAGAAGACCCTCGATGGGCTGCCCATCGCGGTCGGCGCGCAGATGCGCCTGCTGGTCGGGCCGAACCAGGAACTCGCCGCGCGGCAGCTCACCGTCTCGGTCCAGGCGACGCAGACCAGCAACGCCAACGTCTATGCGGGCTTCGTCCAGCCGCTGGTCGAGCCGCTGATCCCGGCGAACCGCTGGTACCTGTTCTCGGATCCGATGGCCGCGCCGGTCTACGTCTACGGCTACCTCAACGGCGCCGAGGGGCCGCAGGTCACCACCGGCAATGTCCAGGGCGTGGATGGCGTCGAGGTCTCGGTGATCTTCGACTTCGGCGTCGGCGCCATCGACTGGCGCGGCGCCTGGTTCAACCCGGGCACCTGATCCCGGCTCCTCCCATCCATCGTGAACCCATGCAGAGGCCGCCCCACAGGGCGGCTTCTGCGTTTCTGGAGACCCCATCCCAATGCGCAACTATGTGCAGCCCGGCGACAGCCTGGCGCTGGCCGTCCCTTATGCGGGCGGCGTCACCTCCGGCCAGGGCGTCCTGGTCGGCGCGCTCTTCGGTGTCGCCGCGGTCGATGGCGTGCAGAACGCCGTCATCGAATGCCAGACCAAGGGCGTGTTCGACATCACCAAGGAGCCAGCACTGGCCATCACCGCCGGGGCGCGGCTCTTCTGGGACAACACGAACCGGCGTCTCACCACCACCGCCACGGGCAACTTCCAGGTGGGCCTCGCCACGGTGGCGGCGCTCGCCGCGGACACCACCGTTCGCGCTGTCCTCCTCCGTGTTCCGGCGTCCGGCGCATGAGCATCGATCCCAAGGCCACGCGGGGCTATCGCAACCGCAACCCGGGGAACATCGAGCACGTCCCCGCCAACAAATGGCAGGGGCTGGACGAGCCGCCCTCGGACGGGCGCTTCTGCCGGTTCACGAGCCATGAGTTCGGCATCCGCGCGCTCGCGGCCCTGCTGGTCACCTATCAGGACCGGCACAAGCTGCGGACGCCTCGGGCGATCATCGAGCGCTGGGCGCCAAAGGTGGAGAATGACACCGCGGCCTATCTCGCGGTGGTGGCGCGGCGGATCGGCGTCGGACCGGACGAGACCATCGACCTGCACCGGCACGAACACCTGCGCCCGCTGGTCGAGGCCATCATCCACCATGAGTGCGCTGGGCTGACCTATCCGGCGGCGGTGATCGATCGGGCCCTGACACTGGCCGGGGTGCCGCCCGCCGCGCCGGTGACCCTGCGCGAGGTGGCGGCTGTCACCGGCACCGGCCGCGGTGCGGTGTTGGTGGGCGCGGCCGGCATCGCGACCGCCGTGGCGCAGGCGGCCCCAGCCATCCAGGCGCTGGGCACGCTCGCTCCGGCCGTCGCCATCACGGTCATCGCCGCCGCGGTGGTGGGCGTGCTCGCCTGGCGGCTGCGGCGGCCCGCATGAGTGCCTTTGCCGCGGCCATGGACGCGCTGGCCGCGGATCCGAACATCGGCGCGGATGCGAGCTATCGCGCGGGCGGGACCGGTGCGCCGGTCCTGCTCCGCGTGGTCCGCTCGGCGCCGGACCGGCTCGGCGATGCCTTCGGCACCAGCGTGATTCAGGCCAGCGATGTGCTCACAGTGGCGATCGCCGTGCTGCCCACCGTGGATGCCGACGACACCTTCACCCTCGGCGCCGACACACTGACAGTCCAGCACGCTGAGCGGGACGCTGCCGGCATCGCCTGGCGCATCTTCTGCCGCCGATAGGAGCACCGCCATGATCGACCCGGAGCGCATCGGCAGCATCGTCGGCGAGGCGCTGCTGGCCGGCGCCCTCGGTGCTCTCGGGGCGATGGCGCGCTTCTCCTCCACCGACCGGCCGCTGCTGACCCGCGCCTATCTGCTGCACGCGCTGGCCGGCGGCAGCCTGGGCACCGGCGCCTGGCTCATCGCCCATGCCTTCGAGCTCGACGGCTGGTGGCTCTTTGCGGTCGCCTGGCTGGCCGGCACGCTCGGCTATGCCGCGCTGCATGACCTGCTGCTGCGGATCCTTAGCCGCAAGTTCGGTGGGCGCTGATCCATGCGGCTCGGCGCCAGCATCGTCGGCGACCTCCGCAAGGTGCTGGCCAATGAGGTGCGGGCTGGCGAGCGCGCGGCCATGACCGCCATCCGCGCCGAGACCGATCAGGTGAAGGCCGAACTGCGCCGGCAGGTCACCACCGCCTTCTCTGGCAACGCGCGCGGCATCGCCAATGCCTGGCGGTCGATGATCTTCCCGCGGAGCGGGCAGTCAATGCGGCCGGCGGGGCTGGTCTTCACCAAGGTGCCGAACGTCATCGACGCCTTCGAGCGGGGTGCGCTGATCCGCGCCAAGGGGGGCGGGAAGTTCCTGGCCATCCCGACCGGCTTCAACGCGGCGCGTGGCCGCCGGGGCCGCGGCGAGAAGGGCATGCGCGTGACGCCCGCGCAGATGGTCGCTTCCGGCCAGGCCTTCCTGCGGCCCTTCAAGTCGGGCCGGGGCTTCGTGTGGTGCCTGCCACTGCGCCAGGGCGAGCAGACCGGGCGGCGGCGGCGCACGCGATTGGTGGCGGGTGGCGTGACAGAAGTCGGCACCGCCAACCGCAAAGGCCGCGAGGCCTGGGCCCGCGGCCTGCTGGAGCAGGGGATGGTGCCGATGTTTCTCCTGCTGCCCCAGGTGAAGCTTGCCAAGCGGCTCGACGTGAAGGGCGCGGCCGAGCGCGGGCTGCGTCGCCTGTCGGGCCGTTTCGTCGCGGCTTGGGAACGTGAGAGCGGACGGGCAGCATGAGCGCGCGCGAGACCGCCATCGTGGCGCTGCACAGCCGGCTGGTCACATCGCTGGCCGCCCGCAACCCGGCGCCGATCGTGCTGCGCGGCGAGACCATCCCGCAGCGCATTCCCGCCGGCGGGCTGGTCGTGGTCCGCGACGGTGAGACGGTGGAGGAGACGCCGATCCTCTCGCCGCTCGCCTGGCAGGTCGAACATCGCGCCGAGGTCGAGGTCACCATCGCGGGCGCCACGCCCGCCACGCGCAACACGCTGCTCGATGCGCTGCTGGTGGACGTCGCCGCCGCCATCACCGCCAACCGCACCCTCGGCGGCGCTGTGGAATGGGCACAGCCCGGCAGCGCGTCGTTCGAGGATGTCGAGTTCGAGGGCGCCGCCGCGGCCCGCGCCGCCGCCATCCCCGTCACCCTCTGGTTCACCGTCGCCGGCTCGTCGCTGGCCTGATCCCCCTACAGGAGAAAGCCCATGCCCCGTGCCATCGGAGCAAATTGCCGCCTGCTCATGCTGCCCGAAACCGTTTATGGCACCGCGCCCGGTAGCAACTGGCGGCGCATGCCGTTCCTGTCCTGCGATCTCGGCGCCGAGCAGCCGCTGCTCGATGCCGACGTCATCGGCGTGGGCAGCAACCGCGATCCGGCCGCGCCCTTCCTGGACACGGTGACGGTCGCCGGCCAGGCAGTGGTGCCCGTGGACCTGATCAACATCGGCCACTGGCTGCGGCTGCTGCTCGGCGCACCGACCACCACCGGCACGACCAACTTCATCCACACCTTCGGCTCGGGTGCAGCTTCGCTGCCCAGCAACGCGATGGAGATCGGCTATCCCGACGTGCCCAGCTTCGACGTCTGCACGGGCGTGCGCGCCGACACGCTGGAGATGGACTTCACGCCGACCGGCGCGGCGACGGCGACTTTCGGTCTGCTCGGCCAGGGCTCGGTGCGCACCGGCGCCACGTCAGGCGGAACACCGACCAGCGCCGCCTACACGGCCTTCAACAAGGCGCAGGGATCGATCACCCGCAGTGGCTCGGCGCTGGCGCAGGTCACCGGGGCGCGGCTCACCTACGCCAACGGCATGGAGGCGGTGCGCACCATCCGCGCCGATCGTCGCGTCGAGGGTGTGGATCCCGGCATCGCCCGCTGCACGGGCCAGATCACGGTGCGCTTCGAGAACACCACGCTCCTTGCCCAGGCACAGGCCGGCACCTCGGCAGAATTCGCGCTGGCCTTCACGATCGACGCCAACCGCAGCCTGACCATCACGCTGCACGAGGTCTACCTGGCGCTGGCCAAGACGCCGATCGAGGGGCCGGCCGGGGTGGAGGCCAGCTTCGATTTCAGGGCCGCGTTCAACGCGACGGCGACGCGGATGATGACGGCGGTGCTGCGCAATCAGCAGGCGGGGACGGAGTACGCGTGAGCGTTCCGCTGTCGGCTGCTTGGGGCTGAGAGCGGCGGCAGGGTCGAGCAACGCGGATGTATGCTCAGCCTTTTTCAGCGGATGTAGGAAACGAGCCATTCGGGTTTGTTTTAGGCGCCGCGGTCTGTCGTTACCGCTTTCTGGGTCTTGATAAGAGGTGCGCTCACCCGAAATCGAACCTCCAGGACCCCAGGTCTAGATGCCCCGCAGCGCGCACTTCGGCCAACGTTGCTCCATCCTCCATCATAAAGAGTATCTTCCGGATCACAGCGGGGATGGCATACGCCGCCCGAACCGCAGAGGGCAATTCGTCTATCGTGTCGGTGAGCGGCCTTCCGTATTCCGCAGTTCGCTTCTGCTGCAGAAGCAAGATCTCGGATACAGCTTCCTTGGGCATGTAGATCGTCATCCGCGTTTCGGGGTCGCGTGGCGAACGGACGCGCGCCTCGGTGTGATTGGGATCCACGAGGCTAAAGTTCGGATTTAGGCTGTTCTCGACATGGGCGTGGACGGCTGCAGCAAGGTGGCCATCATCGATGTAGACGCGGGTCATGTAGGTTCGAAGAGGTTCTTCAGACAGCATCAGCATGAGGCCCTGGATGGCTCGCGCCTCTCGGTCGGTCATCCGTCTGAGTTCGTCTCGCAGATTGATTCGCTCCTCGCGTTCATCGAGGCCGAGGTCACGGCCCACGAAGGCGTGGAGGCGGTCCAAAAGCGCGTCACTCTCGCGTTGCCGCACCACCACACGGCCCATCGGCCAGTCCTGGAGGTCCTGCGCTAACTCCTTCAACGCGATGCCGAGTTCCCGGCCGCTCAGCTCCAGCTTGCCTTTGGTGCAGAACCACGTCGCCAGTAGAGGAGAACGAGGTTCTCCGCCGGACCGCCCAAAATGCTTGTTGGCGACATCCTCGTGCAGGGTTGCGCGGCGCACAATCTCTCCCCAGCCGAGCAGGACTACGTTAAATAGACCCTGGGTCTTGTGGAGCTTATTTATAGCGCGAACATGCCCCTGCAACTTTGCGTCGTCCTCGGCGGTTGTCAGAATATAAAATGACTCCAAGGGCGGATCGAATTTTTTTGCTTCCAAAATTTCGGTGTCGATCTCGTCGGTGCGAAGCTTCTTGACTGGCCAACGGCTTCGACGCTTGCACTGAAGACCTATCGGATACCGCCCACCCTGGCGCGCGACGATGTCTACGCCGTTCTGCCGCTGCCCGGCGCGCCCGTGCCGTACGAGAGCTGGATCTCGCCAGGTCGCCTGGAAAATGTCCGCGCAGAGCTCCTCGAATTGCTCCCAGCTCCGCGGGGGGGCGTATTCGGCGTGTACGTGGATGTTCATGGCGCCAAGTTCAAAGCGCGCTTCCGGCAGGATGTGCAAGACCGGCAGCATATTTCTTCAAGATTATATGGTGAGGCGCGTCGTGTGAGAGTCGCGATGCTGAAGGCTGGGCGCGCTTTGGGTGCCGCGACGTCTGCTCAGGGCTGCTTTGTCCGGGCGTAGAGTCGGATGAGACATGCTCGCTCCCTGAAGAACTGAGGGCCGCCCGTCGCGCTGTATCTGTCGGCTGGTCAGCCTCGGCCAATTTCCCGAATGGAGAACTCCATGCTCACCCTCGACCTTCCGGTCGAGCCGTACTGGCTCGACCTGCCGCGCGGCGTCCGCGTGGAAATCCGCCCCGTCACCACCGCCGTCATGGCCGCCGCCCAGGCCGGCTCCGCGCGTCGTCTTGGCGCGCTGCGGGCTGCCGAGGCCGATCTCGACCCCGACATGGCGCGCGGCCTGGCCTTCGCTTTCCTGGTCAAGGCGCTCGCCCGCCACGCCGTCACCTCCTGGGAGGGCGTCGGCGACGCCGCCGGCAAGCCGCTGCCGCTCTCCCCCGAAGCCGTCGAGCGCCTGATGGACATGGACGAGATGGCCGCCGCCTTCTGGGATCGCGCCACCGGCCCGGTCGCCGCCGTGGCCCTGGAGGGAAACGGCTAAGGGCCCGCGCCGAGTGGCACTTCGGCCAGGGCCCTGAATACTGCCGCGGCTGCGCGGCGCTCGATCGCGACTGCGGCCTGGCCTGTCCCTACGCCGCCCACGCCCCAGGCAGCGTCGAGGGCGCCGCCTGCTGGGCCGCCGGCACCACCTGCGCCACGGTGACCATGGCCGGCCTCGACCTCGACATGCCGGCCGCGCTCTCCACCGCCCGCGAGATGGGTGCTTCCGGCTGGGCCGCCGCCGAGTTGCTGCTCGCCATGCGCATGGGTCTCGCCGCCGGCAGCGCCGCGCGGCGCCCTGATCCCCCCGGACCCTGACCATCCCACCGACGCAGGAGGCGTGACGCATGGCGGATAGCACGCGCCGCGTCTCGGTCCGGCTGTCGCTCGACGATGCCGCCCGGGTCAAGCAGGAACTGCGCGAGGTCGGCGAGACCGGCCAGCGGAGCCTGGAGCGCATCCAGGGCGGTGCCGATCGCGCCTCCCGCGCGCTTGACCTGCTCGACGTCGCCGTCCGCGGCGTGCAGATCGCCGGCCTCGCCGCCGGGCTGCGTGCTGTGGTGGTGGCGGGCGACGCGCTCACCCAGTCCATGGGCCGGCTCAACACCGCGCTGGGCTCCGTCGAACGCGCCGGCGAGATCTACGACCGGCTGTACCGCGACAGCCTGCAGACCGGCGTCGCCGTGCGTGAGAGCGTCGACGCCTTCGCGCGCTTTTCAATCGCCGCCCGCGAGATCGGCGCCACCTCGGACCAGGTCGCGACCCTGGTCGGCGGGCTGCAGCGCATCGCCATCGCGTCCGGCGCCAGCCAGCAGGAGATCGCCTCCTCCACCCAGCAGCTCGCGCAGGCGCTGGCCTCCGGCACGCTGCAGGGCGATGAGCTGCGCTCCATCCTGGAAGGCCTGCCCACCCTGGCGCAGGCGCTGGCCCGCGAGCTCGGCGTTTCCATCGGTGAGCTCCGTAAGCTGGGCTCCGAGGGCAAGCTCACCGCAGACACGGTCTTCCCGGCGCTCCTGCGCGCCGTCGAGCGGCTGAATGGCGAGTTCGAGCGCGCGCCGCTCTCCGTCGGCCGCGCCTTCGGCCAGCTGACAGCCGCCGCGGACCAGTTCCTCGCCCGTCTCGACCAGGCGATCGGCCTGTCCAACGCGCTGGCGCGCGCACTGTCCGGCGCCGCCCGTGTGCTGGACGGGGTGCGCCGTGGTTCCGGCCTGCTGCTGCCCTCCGAGCAGGAGGCCGACCGTCGCGCCCAGGCCGAAGCCCTCCGCGCCCAGATCGCCCGCCTCGAGGCGGAGAACGACGGCCGCGACAGCCTGCGCTCCCAGCCCCGTCGCGGCAGCATTCGTGGTGGGCTGGTGGGCACTGCCCAGCAGCAGGCGGGCGTGGACCGCGCTGCGCGGCTGGAGGAACTGCGCCGCCAGTACCAGGAGCTTTCGGAGGAGATCACCCGCGGCGAGCAGGCCGCTGGCGAGCGCCAGCGCACTGAGCAGGAGGCCGCGGCTGGGCAGGCTGCCGAGGCCCGCCGTCGCCGCACCGCCGCGGATGCGGAGGAACTCCGCAAGGCGCTCGACGACCGCTTTCGCATCAACAGCGAGTACGACGACCGCGTCCGCCGCCTGCGTGAGGCCGAGGCCGCGGGCGGCATCACCGCGGCCGACCGCACCCGCCTCGAAACCCTGGCACTGCGTGAGCGCGACGAGGCGCTGCGCCGCATCGAGGGCACCACCCGCCGTGTGGCCGCCATCCCACGCCCCGACCGCGAGGCCGAGCGCGAGATCAACGACATCATCCGCGAGCGCGAGCGGCTGATCCAGAACAACGAGAACGCCCAGGAGCGCTACACCCGGCGCCTCGAAACCCTCGGCCGGCTGGTGGAGCGCTCCGAGCGCATCGGCCAGCCGATCCCCGACGAGACCATCTCGCGCGAGGCCAATGCCGCGCTGGAGGAGCTGGAGCGCAGCCAGCAGCGCGTCCAGCAGGCGACGGAGCGGACCAGCAACACGGCGCGCGAACTCGGCCTGACCTTCTCCTCCGCCTTCGAGGACGCGATCATCAAGGGCGAGAGTTTTTCCAAGGTGCTGCAGGGCATCCTGCAGGACATCGCCCGCATCGTGGTCCGCCGCACCATCACCGAGCCGCTCGGCACGGCGGTGACCTCCAGCCTGGCCGGCTTCGACTTCGGCTCGATCTTCTCGGGGATCGGCTCTGCCCTGGGCGGGCTGTTCCGCGCCGAGGGCGGGCCGGTCGCGGGCGGCCAGCCCTATATCGTCGGCGAGCGCGGGCCCGAATGGTTCGTGCCGAACCGCAGTGGCACGGTGCTGCCCAACGGCATGGCGCCGGGCGGGCCGGTGATCAACCAGAGCATCACCATCGATGCGCGCGGTGCCGATGCCGGGGTCGAGGCGCGGCTGCGCGTGCTCTCGGCGCAGATCGTGCGCCAGGCCAGTGCGGCCACGCTCGACGCCATCCGCCGCGGCGGCAGCGCCACCTCCATCGTGCGGGGATAGGGCAGATGACGGAGTACGCCTGGCCCGCCACGCTGCGTCCGTCGCGGCTGAGCTTCTACCTGCAGCACAACACGCTCCGCTTTGTCTCGCCCGTCACCCGCGCCACGCAGGTGCTGCGGCGCGAGGGGGCGCGCTGGGTCGCAGAGGCGAGCTTCGAGCCGCTGGGCCGGGTGCAGGCGGGCGTGATGGACGGGCTGCTGGCGGCGCTCGCCGGCTCCGCCAACACCGTCCGCATCTGGGACTGGCGGCGCGAGTACCGCACCGGCGATCCGCGCAGCCAGGGCGACGTGCCGACCGGGCCGTACAGTTTCTCCGATGCGACGATCTTCACGGATGGGACCGGACTGGTGGTGGGGTCGGGCAACCCGTCGCTGGCGGCCGGCGCGCCGCGGGGGGCACTGTCCATCGTCACGCAGGGCTGGTGGCCGAGCACCGTGGCGGTCGGCGCGGGCGACTACATCGGGCTGGGCGGTCGGCTCTACATCGCCACCGCCGCGGCCGTCGCCTCGGGCGCCGGCACCGCCACCATTGCCATCGCGCCGCCGCTGCGCGCCGCGGTGGTGGTGGGCGAGCCGCTGATCCTCTCCCTGCCGAGCGTGCCGATGCGGCTGGTGTCGGATGACGAGGCGGCGAACCCGACGCGGCCCGGGCCCTTCGCCGCCGTCACCATCCGTATGGAGGAGGCGCTGTAGCCATGTCCGGCACCCCACGCCTCAGCAACCAGGCCGCGTCCGCCGCCACGGCGCCGATCGCCACGCCGGTGGTGCTGGTCGAGCTCGACTTCGCCACCGGCCCCTTTCGCGTCTGGACCGGGCTCGGGCCGCTCGACTGGGCGGGGAAGGTCTTCGAGGGCGCCGGCAGCATCGGTGCCATCTCAGATGTGGAGGAGACGGTGGAGTTGCGCGCCGTGCGGCTCACCCTCGCGCTTTCGCCGGTGCCGCAGGAGGTGGTGGATATCGCGCTGGCCGAGCGCAGCTATCGCCTGCGGCCGGTCACGCTGTGGGGTGCGCTGCTCGATGCGCAGGGCGCCTTCGTGGCGGACCCGTTCCCGCTCTGGGCCGGGCTGATGGACACCATGGAGGTGACGGACGGCGCCGAGCCCTCCGTGGCACTGGCCTGCGAAAGCCGGCTGGTGGACCTCGAGCGTGCCGAGGTGCGGCGCTACACCGATGCCGACCAGCAGGCCGAATACCCCGGCGATCGGTTCTTCGAGTTCGTCCCCGCCCTGCAGGAGGCAGAGATCCGGCTACCGATCCAGTGAACCGGCTGCCCGACTGGCCGGAGCGGCTGGCGGCGCTGATCACTGCCGCGGAGCATCGGCCCTTCGACGCGGCGCGCTGGAACTGCGGGCGCTTCGCCCTGGCGGCGGTGGTGGCCTGCACCGGGCAGCGCCCGTCCTGGGAGCATCGTCCCTTCCTGGCGGAGATGGCGGACACGGCCGGCTACCCGCGGGCGCCGGTGCCCTTCGCCAGGACTGGCGACGTGGTCCTGGCCGCCGATCCCGATCGCTTGGGCGTCGTGCTCGACGCCGGCCGCGCCGCCTTCGTTGGACCAGCGGGATTGCTGCGCGTGCCGATCACGACGTGCGCCGTCGCCTGGAGGGTTGGCTGATGCCCGTCGCCATCCCGTTCATCGCCGCCGCCGCAGGTGCCGCCGCCTCGGCCGTCATCGGTGGCGGCGTCCTGGGCGCCGTGGCGGCCGCCGGCGCGGCCCTGGTGGTCTCCGCCGTGGGTGCCGCCGTCTTCCGCCCCAAGTCGCCCTCCGGCGCCCGCAGCGCCAACGTCACGCCAGGCACCGACACCGGGCCGGGCTCCGGCTTCGATCCCCGCACACCCGGCGCCGGCCGCACCCAGTCCTTCCGCCAGCCCATCACCGAGCACCAGATCGTCTTCGGGCGCTGCCGCACTTCCGGCCCCGTCGTGTTCCTGCACTCCGCAATCGATGACGAGGGCCGCGCCGACGGCTTCCTCCACGTCGTCGTGGTGCTGGCCGCCCACCGCGTCCGCGCCATCGGCGAGGTTTTTCTCAACGGCACCGCCTCCACCGACACGAAGTTCGCCGGGCTGCTGCGCATCGACCGCGCGCTGGGCGCTCCGGGCCAAGCCGCCAACGCTAACCTCGTGGCCGACACCGGCGGCCAATGGACCGCCGCCCATCGCGGCCAGGGGCGCGCCTATCTCGCCGTGCGGCTCAAGCTGCGGCCCGAGGCTTTCCCCTCTGGCGCGCCCAGCCTCTCGGCCATCGTCGAGGGGGCGGACACCATCCTCGATCCGCGCACCAGCGCCACGGGCTGGTCCGACAATCCCGCGCTCTGCCTCGCCTGGTACCTGACCTCGCCTTTCGGCTGGCGGGCCGCCTGGGCGGATATCGACCTGCCGGCGCTCATGGCCGCGGCCAACATCTGCGACGAGATCATGGGCCGCCGCGATGGCACCGCCGAGCGCCGCTACACCGTCAACGGCGCCGTCACCCTCGGCGAGGGCAAGATCGCCATCACCCGCAAGCTGGTGGCTGCCATGGCCGGCGCCTTGGTCGTGAGCGGAGGGCGCTTCTACATCCATGCCGGGGCGCCGGCGCTGCCGGCCGCCACGCTCACCTCCGACGATCTGCGCGGTGACGTCACCATCGTGGGCTCGCGTCCGCGGCGGGATCTCTTCAACGGGGTGCGCGCCGTCTATGTCGAGCCGGCCGCTGCCTGGCAGCCGACCGATGCGCCGCCGCTGCTCGCCAGCAACTACGTCACCGAGGATGGCGGCGAGGCGATCTACCGCGACATGGAATTCCCGCTCACCACCTCGGCGGCGACGGTCCAGCGCCTGATGAAAATCGAGCTGGAGCGCAACCGGCGCCAGCGCGAGGTGGCGATGCAGGCCAACCTCTCGGCGCTGCGCCTGCGGCCCTGGGATGGGGTGACGGTGGCCCTGGAACGCCTCACGCCATTCCCGGCCCGGGTGACCGGCTGGGCGCTGGCGCCAGATGGCGGGGTGAACCTGCAACTCGCCGAGGAGGATCCCGCCGTCTGGGCGTGGAACCCGGCGACGGATGAGCGGGCGACCGGGCAGAATCCGTCCGTCGTCCTGCCGAACCCGGGCGTGATTGCTGCGCCGGCTGCGATCCTGGTGGAGACGCCGGTGGCGGTGAGCTTCACCGCAATCGCGGTCTCCTGGTCGGCGGTGGGCTCGGCCTATCTCGCCGGCTACGAGATCGAGTTCAGGCCGGCCTCGGTCGCCGTGTGGCAGGGCTATGCCGGCGGCTTCGGTGCCACCGCCGTGGGCATCCCCACCGCGGAACCCACGGCATTCCGGGTCCGGGCGCAGGCGCGCAGCGGGGCGGTGTCGGGCTGGCGCGAGGCGCTGGTGCCAACGGCCGCCTCGGGCCTGGCCGCGACCGCCATTGCCGGCGGCGTGCGGCTCTCGGGCGGCTTTCCCGCGGATGCGGTCCGGCTGCAGGTCTTCGAGGCCAGCAGCGCCAGCCTGTCCGCGGCAGTGAAGCTCGCCAGCGAGCCGACCGCGCTGCCCTCGGACCGCACCGGCCTCACCGCCGGCCAGACCCGTTGGTACTGGCTCCGCAGCGTCTCGGCCGAGGGCAACGTCTCCGCCTTCGCCGGTCCGGTCACCGCCACCGCACTCTGATCGGAGAACGCCATGCCGGCGCGCATCGATGACCTGCTGGTCCTCAACGCCAATCTCAACAAGACCGACTTCGCGAAGTACCTGCGTGACCGAGAGGCCGTGCTGCCGAACGATTTCGGCGGGCTCGGCGATGGCGTGGCCGATGATCGCATCGCCATCCAGGCGGCCTTCGATCGCGCCAGCGCGGACCAGAAATTCGCAATGATCCCTCCCGGCACATGGAACGTCTCTGGCACCGTGACCCTGTCGGGCGGGGCGGGCGGCCTGATCATGCAGGGCACCATCCGCTACACCGGCACCGCGCCGACCTCCGTGCTGGTGCTGGGCGATGGCGGCACCATCCGCAATGCCGAAAAGCTCTACACCGGGCTGAACGTCATCCGGCAGACGCAGTCGGATTGGTCCTCCGAGGCCGACATAGGCATCACCGTGCGCAACGTCGATGCCTCGCAGATCGAGCTGCGCCGCGTGGAAGGCTTCACCATCGGCATGCGCACACTGGGCGATGGCCGCGGGGTGGAGGACAGCACCTTCACGCTGGGGCGCATCGTCAACAACCGTATCGGCCTCGACATCTGGTGCGCGACGGCCACCGCCTGGAACACGTCGATCCGCTACTACGGCGGCCACTTCGCCCAGGCGACGGGCGTGAATGCTGCGCTGGACCGCTTTGGTGTGCGGTTTGGGAACGAGGCCGGCGCCTACTCCAACCACAACCGCCACGTGTTTGACGCGCCAAACTTCGAACTGCGGCAGGCCGGCAGCAACATCGCCATCCCCTTCCTGAACCAGACCTCGGGCTCTGCCATCATCGCGCGCAACATGCGCATGGAGGCCTGCTCGCCGCTGGCGGCGCGCCACACCGCTGGAGCGCAGGATTGCGAGTACGACATCGCCTGGACCAATACCTACCTGGTCGGCATCGACTACACGGCGACGGCGAACCGCTGCGGCAATGCGGTGATCAACCGGCACCGCGCGCCGGCGTCGCGGTTCCAGCGCTTTCTCGCCGGCGTGCCGAACACCCGGGCGGCGGCGTTCCGGCAGTCGGCGACGGAAGTCGGCGTGGAGGGGCTGATCACCATCGCCACCTCCACCACCACCGCGACCTTCATGGCGGATTTCTGCTTCAACGGGCTGACCGACCTGACGCCGACCGATCGCGCGGTGACGCTGGCGGCGAACCGCGGGCTGGGGTGGATGCTGGATACTTCCCAGGCCAAGGAGTTCGCGCCGGCGCATTGGCTGACGAGCGGCGCCTCGGGTGGGCGGTTGTTCGTGCGGGTGTTCGACGGCGCGGGAAACGTCCGCGAGGACATTGCGGGCGACGTGCTGGCCTCAATCACCACCATGCAGTGGAACGGCCCGGCGAAGGGGTGGAACGCCGGGGCGCCGATGGATGATGCCAATTTCAATCGGCGGCAGACCATCCGCGTGGGCGCGTCCGTGGCATATGCGCAGGTGGGTGTCATCGGCTTCGATGGGCCGATCGATCTGCAAGCGCTGCGGCTCTACGGGCTGCCGGAGGCCGCACCCGCGGTGCTGAACGGCACGCCGCTGCTGCCGCAGTCCGGGCAGCGGGAGTTCGCGGCGGAGGTCAGCTGGGACCTGCCTAGCCTGGCGCCGGGGGCGACATCGCTGCTCGACGTCACGGTGAACGGGGCACGGGCGGGCGACCTGGCGCAAGCATCGCTGGTGTCGTCCACGCGGTTCATCGAGCTCGACGCTGCGGTGTGGTCGAACAACACGGTGCGGGTGATGGCTCGGAACATCTCCGCAGCGACGTTCGATCTGGCAGCCGCGACGCTGTCGGTGGGGGTGGCGAAGCGGTGGGTGTCATGAGGCCAATCAGAACAATCAGTCGGTCACGATTGAATGACGTGTCGCGGCGGTGCCAGATCTTACTCACGTGCCAGCTAACGCGCAGAGAACAGCATCATCTTTCGGCCAACATCATCGACGTAGGCCAAGATTCGAAACAAATCGTCGCGCCGTTCAGGCCCGGGGTTGCGGCTTGGCAGCCACGCGGATTGCAACTCAGACGGCAGCCCTCTGCGCTAGGGATAAGACCATTTGCGGATCAAGATTTCCCTTGAGCTTCAGGACCGCTCGCGGCAGCATGACGAGCTTAGGCGCTCCGCAATAACTAGTGAGCGTTGCCGTCCAATGCCGATGGGTGAATCCGGCCAGGGGAGTGATCAATGGGTACCCGTCGCGACCTTGGATTATTGGGCGGAGCGGCCGTTGCGGCTGCGGCGGCCGAGCGAGCTGGAATCCAGCCAGCAAATGCACAAACAGTTCCATCTGCTTCGCAAGCCGCGGCCTCGAACCATACGATCGCTGATGGGCCCGATACCTTGGGCTTCCTTCGGGGTCTGCATGACACAATGCGGTACAACTTGGGTGCCATCGAGAGGGAAATCCGCGAGCTGGAGCAGAATCCGTCCCCTACGGCGGTCGACAGGCTGAAGGCTAGGGCTTTCGTATTGTCGTTCGTGGGCAACAACACGTCCGCCGCCCGCGCGCTTGAGGTGCTGGTGAGTCAGGAGCAGGGGCGTACGTCACGTAACTTAGGGAAGCTGGCTCAAGTCCTCACGCGACGTGCACAGGAGGGCGATGCGGCGAACGCTCTTAGGTATGCGCGACTAGGGCTTGATTTAGCTCGCGACCCTAGCGAGCGCTGGCTCGCAAATCAAACGATGGCAGTAGCGGCCCTGCAGCTCGATCGACTTGACGAAGCACGAGCATCAGCTGAAGCGGCTCTACGAGAACAGGAAGATCCGCGTAGTCGCGCCGTACTTGAGATTGTAGAGGCGCAGCGCTCCGCTCCTACAGCGCCTCAGGAGGCCGCTCAACCCGGCATGCCCCAACCGCAAGCCTTCAGCGTGATGAGAAACCTGGTAGTGCGAGGAGTGATAAGCCCTGAGACGCTGCTTTCGTCTGCTGGTGCGGGATTGGGCCAGCCGATCCGACTGTCACGGGAAGATCTCACTTATTTTGCAAGCAGGGAAGCGTTTTAG